GTTACGCGAATCCTACTAACTCACTCAGGTAGAGTCAATCTTCCTCGGCCTGTTCGCCGGTGGACGATCCAGCAACGCGCTGTTAACGCCTGACGGCAGATACACCCGGCAGCATTCGCCCACCCATTCTGATAGCGTCATGCCCTCGGCCTTGGCCTGTAGTTGAAAAGCAGCCCACCACTCAGCGGGTTGGCAGATGTTTTTTCTGGTTGTGGTCATCACTTAACCTCCATCCAGCGTGTGCCGCTGTTGTATGCGTTGCAAAGGTCCGCAACGTTATGGCCGCTGAATGTATCGCCGTAGTATTTAACGCCACCAGCGTGCGGCTGGATGCCCTTGCCAGCGTCGTTGCGGTCGATGTAGCTCGCCTGAGCACCGACGATTGAAAAGATAGGAAACTGGCCTTCTCGGCTCATCTCCCACGCCCACGGCTCAACCTGAACCTTTTTGGCTGTTTTCTTTTGGCTGCCGTTTTTCTTTTGGTTTTCTGCGATTGTGTTGATGAATCGCCCGCCCTTGTAGAATTCTCCGTTTGGAGCCACTTCGCCGCCTTTGTTCGCTCTTTTCGTTGTAGTCATCGTTTCGTCTCCGAATAATTGTGTTCTGGTTGTCGCCCCGCGTTCATTCGCGGGGCGACTTCGTTTAGAATCGTTTATTTGCAATCCCAGTTCACGTTTGTGATCTTGTCCTCATCGCCAAACTCTTCCATGAAGGCGACCCACTTTTGATAGTCAACCGAGTTGCTGAAAACTTTTGTTTCGAAGATTTCGTCACCAACTACTTCTTCGCCGAAATTGTAACCGCTGATAAATGTTGCTGTGATTGTCATCGTTTTGCTTTCGTTTGTGTGTTTCGTTGTCTGACAGGGGAAGTATACGCCTAGTTATCGGCAGTGTAAAGAACTAGACGCATAGTTTCTGAAGATTTTGAAAAGTATTTTCAAAACGGTACATCGTCATCATCAAAGTAAACAGCATCACCCGGAACATGATATTCGAACAGCTCCAACTCCGCAGGCTTTTCGTCCCGCCACGTGACCGAAGCAATCCGCCTGTACTTGCCGTCTTGCTCTGTTGTAATCGTGACAGGTTGACGGCAAGCCTTGGCATCGAGCAGCTGCATCGCTTCGTCGATTGTCTGCGGTGCAGGATGTTCCGATCTCGCATCCCACCACGCAACAGCCTTTACTCTTGCATAGCCTTGATGCTCGATACAAACCCACTCGCTGATTATTGTCTCCGTCAGGTTGCCTATTGGCGTTTCGGCTTTCGCAACAAACTTCTGATGTTTGCCGCACGACTTGCATTTCAGTTCGTTGTGTGGCCCGTTCTTTGATATCCCAGCAACCAACCCGCCACAATTATATTTGCACTGATGTGCAATCTCAGTGACCGGCTCGCCATCAGGCTGGCATGTGTAATCAATCCGCAAAGTGTTCGGCGCGTCCGGTGCATTCTTTTTAACATGACGGCCCCACGCTACGCTCTGCACAATCCAAACTTCAGGATCTGGTTTGCCTGTTAACGTCGATGACTCGTCAGCGCTAGCGTCATGATTGACGGGAAACAAAAACCCGCACTCAGGACACTCCCGAGCGTTCGCGGCAACATCCAGACCGCAGTTGAAACATTCTTTACCGCGTCCGTTTTTCTCGGCCGCTTCACCCGTTCCCGAGCCTCGACTGTTGACACTTGCCCGCCCGTAGTTGGGATCGTCAAGACTTCCATGACGTGCGATGTTGCCGCCGAAATCTAGGATCAGACACTCACCTTTCGATTCGTGCATTCGCAATCCACGCCCCACAATCTGAGCAAACAACCCCGGCGACATTGTCATTCTTAAGACGGCAATCGCATCGATTCGCGGAGCATCAAAGCCAGTGGTCAGCACGTCACAATTGATCAGCCAACGAAGCGTGCCGCTCTTAAAATCAGAGAGAAGCTTTTCGCGTTCCATCGCCCAGGTCTCGCCAGTCACGATTCCCACCCGTTCGCCGGTCAATTCTCGCAGCGTTTCAGCGATCGATTCCGCATGATGCACGCCCGAGCTAAAAACCAAAATCGATTTTCTGTCGTGGCATTTCTCCACGATTTCGCGGCACGCTTGCATAACGTTATCGTCAGCCAGGAACGCCCGCTCTGCGTCCGAGTTGATAAACTCGCTGCCTCTCGTCTTAACCAGTGAGCTGTCAACCGTTGCCACTGCTGGCTTGTTTGTCAGCGGGCAAAGATAGCCTTCACGGATCAAATCACCCGTAAATGCCTCATGACAAATCCGCTGGAATAATTTATCGCGCCCACATATCGGACCTTCACCAGTTCGGTACGGTGTCGCTGTGTATCCGATCAATCTGGCTTTCGGGTTTATCGTCTTAATGTCGGCCAAAAACTGGCCGTACATCGAGTCATCACGACCACCAACCAGATGCACTTCATCGATTAGAATCAGTTCGCGCCGTCCGAATTCGTGGGCCTTGCGGTACACACTTTGAATGCCGCAACAGATAACGTCTTCGCTGAACGAAGAGCTTTTCAGACCTGCCGAGTTGATGCCGATCTTGATGTCTGGAATCAGTATCTGAATCTTCTCGGCGTTCTGCTGAATCAATTCCTTGCGATGTTGCAGCACAATCACCCGAGCATCGAACGCCCGAGCCTGTTGCACTGCCATGGCAATCGTTAGCGACTTGCCGGCACCCGTTGGAAGCACGACCAACGGGTTACCAGCTTGGTTCGCCAAATAATGCCATGACGCATCGTGTGCGGCCTGTTGGTAGTAACGCGGAATCATTTCGCTAACCTCCGGATCTGCTCTGCTGCCGAATCAATAATCTGGTCAATGATTTCCGCGTAGTTGTCCAGTGCCTCAGGTATCTCGATAAACTCAATTGACCTTGCAACCTCTTCAAGTTGTTCACGGATCGGCTTCAGCTCGGCCTCACGCTTTTGCCGTGCCTCTTCGTCTGCTTTCTTTTCAGCAATTCGACGGGCTTCTTCTTCTGCTTCTTTTCGCTCCGCCTCAATCTGTTTTAACCGCGCCAACTCAGCTTGTTCAGCCTCACGTTCAGCTCGCGTCAATTCCTCAAGTGCCACCCGCTCGGCTTCCCGCAACTTTCGAAGCTCCTCAAGTTCCGCTCGGTGTTTCTCCCGCTCCTGCTCAACCGCTTGACGATGCTTTTCTAACTCAGCTTCCAATTCTGCCTGAACCGCATTTCGCTTTTCGGCATCAGCTAACGCTGCCCGATAATGCCATTCAAAATCATCAGCCGTCATCGTGTTAAGAGCATCAGGATTGACTGGAGCACCAATATCGTTAAGCCGATCAATCCACCCTCTCACCTGTTCGCGTCGCTTGTTTTCCGCTTCCACTTCCAGCCGTTTTTGTTCCAGTCGAACAACATCACATTGTGTTTTTAGATGCGTTTCGATCGGCTCAATTAGTCCCTGAATTCGTCTGGCTTCAGCATCAACGGCTTTGCCGTACCTAGTTGAATCGGCTTTGAGTTCTTTGCGTTTTTTCTCAACGTCGTTTCTCAATCGCACCATACGTTTCAACGCCGTCGATGCTGTTTCGAAGCCCGCGTCATCCTGCGGACTGGCAACCACAATCTGCGAATACTCTTCGCCGATCTGATCCAACACCACGTCCGACTGCCTCAATTCCTCGACCGCGTAATCAATAGCCGCGTCAACTTTGCTGATTTCCATTGTTTAACTCTCCCGTTAAAAAAACAGGGACACAGCACATTTCTGTGCCCCTATAAAGTGCTGCCCACTGACTAAAATGGGTTCGGTTTTTCGCCAGATAGTGCTGGCGTCTCAAATGCCTGCTCCACCATGTTTGGCCCTGCCGCTGGTTGTGTGTGCCGAGGCTTGTAACCCTTTACCTCGTTGTTCGGATTGTTGTTCTGATCCGTTCCAACCTTGACCACCGCTGTCAGCGGTTTGTTGTGCAGTTCCGCCGAATCCTTTGGCGTTAACACGTTGACCGCTCGGCAGATGCTTGACAGTGTGCCCTGCCCAATCTGCTGACAAGTCTCGTTCGGGTTCTTGATGTTCACGTTATCAAACAGCACCCGGTTCTGATGCTGTCCGTTCAGCACCTGAAGTTTCAACTTCAGATATTGACCCGTTCCTGCCTTCGTTGTTTTGAGTTCTGACTCAGTGATAATCACCTGATAATCACCAGCGGGAATCGGTGTGAACGCCTGCTGTGGCTCAATGTCACTGGCGTTGAAGCCTTCTAAATTTCCACTCATTTTTTTCACTCCTGTTAAAGAAAAAACCTAACTACTCTGCTTCCGCTTTGCTTGATCCGTCAACGACGGTTCCGTCAATGTTGCCGCTTGGCTTCGCGAAATAGCTCGCATAAGCCGCCCACGAAAAATCAATTTCCGGTGGCATTCCGAGCCTGTTTTTCGCCAGCACTGCTGCTGTTTCCTGACATCTCAAGTACCGCTCGCCATCGCCAACGGCCAATGTTCGCGACTTATTAAAGCCCTGATCTTCCTTGCGTGTGTAGACGCGATAGCTGGCAAACAAAACCTCATCGCACCACTCCTGCAACAATGATGCTGCAAGCGGATGCAACGCGGGTTGATAACGGTCATAGCTGTCTGTTTCCGGGCTTTCGAATTTCTTCGCCTCAGCATGTGCCAGCAAGATAACGCCGATACCCTTTTCCGATCGCAGCCAGTCAAGTGCGAAAATAATCCGATCCCAGTAGGTTAGGGCTTGCTTGTAGCCTGCCCCGTAGCCGATGTCGGCGATTGACTCTTTGCCCGCTGCCTGTGCAACCTTTTTATGGATGATTGCTTCCAGCCAATCAATCGTATCAATCGCAACGTGCTGAAAATCGTGCTTAGATTCTGCGAGCCATCGCAGTCCGTCCATGATTTGATCGAAGTCCTTAATCAATTCTGACCGGCTGCAATCAATGTCGTTTAGTCCGTCCTCCAGATTAAGGAACAAGCACTTCTCTGCCTGAGCGGCCAGCGTCGATTTCCCAACGCCATGCACGCCATAAATCAGCGTACGCCTTGGCTTCTGTTTTTTACCTTTTGTAATCTGCATCACTACCTCCAAAAATAAAACCCACGCACCGCCGTCGAGACCGGCAATACGTGGGTGGACCGGATTGCTCCGGAGCTTTAAAGTCATCAATCGCGGTCTCGACACGATAGATGTTTTCCTTTTAATCAACTCAATAACTCTGCACACCTCCCCAATAGTCATCACCGCACTCGGCACAAACAATCCTACCGTCTTCGCCGATTGTTGTTTTTAACGCAGTACACTTTCTGCACTTGTTGCAGGGTGGCACCTTTTGCGGTTTGCAATCACGTAATAATGTGTTGCAACTCAGACAATGGCTGTTGTTCCGTTCGGTTGTTCGGCGGCATATGCCGCAATTATGTTGTTGTTCTCTCATTCTTCAATCCTCTTAACCTCAATCAATACAGACGGCCCCGTGCCTCGCTGTGTGTCGTCCTGCCGATAATCAACGTAGCGAATCCATTTCGCTGAGTCATCGTGCCACCAGCCGAGTTGCGTTAGCGTGTCAATTAACTGTTTAGCGTTGCCACGGCCAATGCTGTCAGGATCAAACAACCGCTGACCTTTGCCGAGAATTCGAGTGATTACCAAGTCGACTCGATAACCAAACGGTTCTCGTTTCAGGTGATTTAGTGCTGCCCCAATTCGTTTTTTTTCTGCCGCTGTTCGGTGCCAGCTATGCCCTTGGCCGTCGTTGCGGTTTGTTAAATTGATCGGCAACGTGACATGAAAAACTGTCGGCCTCTCACCGACTCGGTCGATAGATTTGACTTGACGTGGCACGCTCGACTCCTGCCAGGTTTTCAATGTGTCAAAAAACACCTCGCCGGTAGACGCCGGTAAACGAAAGATTTAGTTGTCGACGAGACAACAAAACCTATTATCCGACGAGGTGTTGTTTCAGGTAATTCACCACCCACCGAATCCGTTAAGTGGGTGGAACCAATAACCAACTGGACAGCCGAGTCATTCGGCCTGCAGCCCGCAATCTCTATCGCTCTCAGCGTTCGCTGGTGACTGGTCAAGTAATTCGGTCCTTAAAATTTTCATGCCTTGCGGTGCGTCAATTGCTAACCTGATTGTCTGGCCAACTCGCAAAACAACAACTCTAATATCTTCGCCGATCATAACTGACTGGCCCTGCCTGCGGCTTAAAACTAACATGTATGCCTCCCTTCAAAAATTGTAAAAACCCGACCAGCAGGACGCAGACAAACAACAAACCGCCTCAACTGCTGGCCGGGAAACGGGTCACAAAATATCTTCGAGCCTATTGGTAGCACAATACCACAGTGCATAACTTGCAATCGGTGCGACAATGCAGATGATGGTTAATGCGGTCATTGTTTCTTCCGTTGTTGGTTGTTGTTTGAGAAACCCGCCAGCGAACACTGGCGGGCAGTTGTAGTTACTTCGCTGTCGTCGCTGTCGTCACAGTTGCGACTTCGTCGCCATATATTTCCCCGACAATTTCGTCGGCAAAACGTACCCAAGAGTGATTGTTGTCCTCGCTGTCTCCGTCAACTTTGTAGCCTCGCATCTCCAACTGTCGCGCTAGGTCGTAGTGAGATTCAGTCCCGTTGCCTGTTACGTCGTGAGCTGGATCTGGTGTTGTAAGCATTGTCTCAATTCCTGTTGTTTGTTGTTTTGAGAAGCCCGCCAGCGAATACTGGCGGGCGGTTGTGCGTTGTGTTAGTTATCTGTCAACGTGACTCGGATACGCCAGTCGCCTTCAATATCGGCAATGTCGACCGCACCGTCGTTTTCGATGCTGAAAATCGCATCGTCGCCGTTTTCGCAGCAGTCTTCGATGTACCCGACCAGGTCGCTATACTCGCCAATAAATTCGCACTGTATAATTTCTAGGTGGCTCATGCTTCGGCTGATTGCTTGCTCGACTGTCACTGTCATCATCTCCCCGTTTTTTGTTTTAAAAAGCCCGCCGCAGTGTGCGGCGGGCAGGGTTTTGTGGGTTAAGCGATTGTCCTGATGCACTCTGCGATGCTTCGAGCTGTGTGACAATAGTCGGAAACTTGATCAAAATGAGTGTTGACCATTTCAAAAACTTCTTGTTCGTTGTTGCCCCACTTAATCAGCAAGTTGATCACTTTGGTTTTCATTTTTTCGTTTGACATCGTTCGTTCCCCGTTTTGTTGTTTGTTGTTTTGAGTCGCGTTTGCGTCTCGCATGTAGGCATATTAACCTTATCGGCGACTTATGAAAGACATATGTAGTCAATCTGGAAAGATTTTATCGGATTTTGTCACACACAACGTTTTTGCCAATGTTTTTATTGGGTTTTGTCATACAATTATTTTTATGAGCAAATCAAAAAAACAATCGAAAAGCCTTGGCGCACCACTGAAGCACGATGAACCGACCGTGCAGGTCTCGTTTCGGTTGCCGCAATCTATCGTTGAGCTGTTGGATAGCTTACCAGGTAACAAAACCGAGGCGATTATCACGTGCGTCAATTTTTACAGGGCCAACCACTCGACGTGAAAAAAGCCCCGGCGAATCCCGCACCGGGGCAAGTGACCTGTTATTGCTGGCCTGCAACTATGACGGTCCTTGAATCAGTTCGCCTAAAGCTGTCTACGCTCAGTCAGCACAATCATATTGCCAGTTGCCTGTGTCTGCTCACCGAGCACGCTGTCGACAGCTTTGACGTGATAGACGTAGTTGTCGCTGGATGGCCCCGTAATGTCGGCAGATGTGATTTGCGGGTACAGCGTTGTGATATTGTCTGCATACACACCGTCGTCTGGGTCAATCGTGCCGACCACCTGATTGACATTGCTGTCAATCCCAGCCCCGAGCGATACGCTTGTCACTGATGCCCCTTGCAGGTACGCCAGCAATGTGCCACCCACATCATCGATGCGAACGGCCAGGCGTGTGCCGAGGTAGTCGTCGCCCTTGATGATCGTGACATCGCCGGCAGCGTTGACTGGCGAGTATGCCGTGACAGCTCCGCCAGATAGTGCAGCCAGAATCTCGATCTGGTTGGCTTCGGTCGCATCACCACCGCCGCCGAGTCCGTCAATCTGATCGCTGAGCGTTTCCAGTGTGTCGCCGTCCGCACCGGTGCGAGCCAAACCGGCCTGAATCTCTGTCACCGCATCAGCAGACAAAGCGCTCGCATCCAATGCGTTAGCCTGTATGTTATAAACATTTGCATGGACCCTGTGATTGACATCGACATTGACAGCACGCTCTGATCCCTGTGCAATCAAAGCCGTGTCAAGATCCAGTGCCACCAGTGCAGCCGTAACGTCTGTAGGTGTTGCAGGCGTCACCGTGTTAGCTCCATCGGTGCCACGCATGTCGGTGTTTGCCGTCGTAGTATCAACCAGAGTCACATGAGCCACAACATCCACAGCAGGATCAAAATCGTTCAGGGTTGAAATTGTACTCGTGATAACAGACTCTGAATCCGTAACGTCTGTCGGTGTTGCCGGTGTCACTGTGTTAGGCAAATGGACGCACTGCACCGGAATCTGCCATGTCGTCCACGCAACAGTAGACAGCTCGCCATCCACCGCAATAAACACAACGTCGCCATGAGCTAACGCTGGAGACAGTGAGGACCACACAACTTTGAAAACGCCAGTGTCGATTGCTGTGACGGTTTTCGTTGCTGCCGGATGACTCGATAACACGATTGCCGGATCGTTTGTAATCGGCCAACTGTCAGGATCGATGTGGTCTCCGTCTACAATCACGGTGATGATCGCGGTCAGTCCTGTGCCGTCCGTGTTGAAGAATACCTGCATCATATTAAGTGTACCTTAGTGGATGGTAATTCGCTCGCTGTAACGGGTGGAACGTGTAGGCGGTTGCAGCTTCGACGACTCGCCCGCGTCCGTTGCCGCTGTTGTACAGGTAGGCTACGTCGGTTGCGTTTAGGGCAGTGTCGAATATTCGAATATCGTCTATTAGTCCGTCGATTGTTGAGCCAGACGGACCAGGATAACGCCCAATCCTGAAAGGCTCAGAATTTACAGGTGCAATGGTTGGCAAGTCATTTGACGATAGCGATTGCGGCGAACCATTCAAATAAACTTGCATTCTATCGACTTGCGATGCTTGTGATCCATCGAAAGCAATTACGACATGATGCCATGCGTTAATAGATACAATCGAGCCAGTCTGCCGATATTGTGCAGAAGAACTGGTCCTGACAGTCTGGATAATAGACGACGATGCAATAATGAGTTCCATGTCGTTCGATGTGCTCTGGTATTTCCCCAAAACACCAGCAAAAGACGCGGCCACACGTTGATATAGCCAAACAGAATAGGAAAACGCAGAAACGCCTGATAGCAGCGATGTTCCGCTCACTACCATGTCATCCACCCCATCAAAATCCAAAGCCCGCACACCACCCGCACCAGTATCAGCAACCCAATCGGTTGCCGCGTCCATATTGGTGAGCGTGCCGTTATTGCTCCCGACTAAATCCGTCAGCGTAGTTGTACCATTGCCTGCCGTGTCGAGCGACGGTATCCATGCTGCAACTGGCTCTTTTCCGTTGACTGCGTAGATAGACATTACGCACCCCCCAACGGATGGAACGATTGGCTGGCCCCGGCTGCTCCCGGCTGAGTTGTCGGCGGTCCGCTAAAAAACGGGTGGTCTACTGCCAATGTGATCGCATATTTGTCAGCCAGACTACCCTCGACATGCAGTCTCTCCGAGAGTGTGGTTTCATTTAGCAATACCATTTCCGCCAGATCGAACCCACCGTATTGATTGCCGCTGAACGGCCAGTAACCCATTGTCGGCTTGAGGTTTGCCGTGATTTTGTCGCCTGTGCCAACGCTGCTAGTCTGCGGCGACAGCAGACCGTCCTTTGCTCCTCCCCGAGCGTAGAGACCGTGTGTCATACTCACAAGACACCACCCCGAAGCAGTCGAACCAGGGCTGGTGTAATTGGCTGTCCCTCGCAAATAGAGGATACGGGTTGAACCAAACCAAACCGAATACACGTTCGGGTTAGTCGCCGGCGAAACGGTGTCGAGGGTCAAGACGCCGTTGTAAGTCGCGGTTGAGGTAGTTTTTATAACCGCTATTACCGTTGGTGCTGCCCAGCCCGCACATGGCAAGTCCACTGACGACACCATTCGGTGGTCTGTGCCGTTGAATCGTACTGCTGGTAGGCCATTGAGTTGATTTGTGTGAAACGTAGGGTAGACAGTTGCTGTTAGATCAACGGCGTTTACCGACGAATCCGCCCACGCGGAAACGTCGTTCCCGTCGGCATACCCTAGTGCATCCGCCCGCCAGTGAGCACCCACGCTGTCAAGGTCGTCAATTGCAAACGCCATATTACAACGCCTCCAAATCAATCACCAGCAACCGAGCACCGGCCAATAGATTAGCCACCGTTGGATCAGTTCCGTCCAGCACCGGAGAAACGTGAGTGTTGTAAAGTGCCTGCCACGCTTGCCACAGTTCCATGCGTTGCGTTTCGAGTGCTTCCGCTGCGACTCGTTCGGCTTCGGCATCAATCGCTGCGTTGACTTCGCCGAGCGTTACCGACCCAAACAACCGGCCACCCGTCAACTCGTCAACACGAGCCTTGACCTGGTCTCCACTGCCTCCTCGTGCGTCCACCAAGCCCGCAACAATATCGCAGATCCCAGTTACCAGCATCCCGATCTCGGGAAGTGTTGCCCGGATCGCTTCGGTAACGCTCCACGGGTTCGTTAGGAATTGCCGGTATCCATCAACGAACATAGCGTAAGCTGGAACACCCGTATCCAGCCCAGCCATATAATCTTCCAGCGGGCCTGTCGCAACTCCGTTGACAACCCGCAGCACCTGAAACTCGTTGACCAGCACGCGGTAAAGTGCAGCAGCATCCGTATCCCGTTTGTACCGCGCATCGGCCTGCAATGCCGCCACGATTTCAGCCGGGTCTGTAAGACCTGGTGCGTAGGTTAAAATGTCAGTGTAAGTAACCGCCATGGTGTGTCCTTTTTAAGAGTCCTGGTTGTCGGGGTCGATCGGCTTGCCGGCCAGAATCGCATACGAAACTTCGAGTCGTCCAACTTTTTTGTGCAACACTTTGCGGTCGTCTTCGCAGTCGTTTAGCCGCCTCCAGGCCGCTTTACCGAGCGCTGCAACTATCCCCGCAAGTACAATCACAATTGTCCAGAGAGACGGTTCGGAAAGGTTATGTGCTTGTGCAAATGTTAGCATGGTTTTTGCTTCTGTGCTTGAGTTAGCTGGATTGTAGTTGCTTGGTTATGCCGAGGGTAGTCGTGTTTTTAGTGTCAACTTGTGAAATCCCTCCCCATCCGCAGCCTACTGTTTTGCTCGAAACCTTCCAGCCTTTCAACTTGGCTTCCGTTTGTATTTCTGGCCATACCTTATGAACTTCGCATCCCGTCGCCCTGTGATACAGGTCTGGGGTGAAATCGTGGAAGAATATCTGCCCACCGGTTACGCTCTTTGCAAATTCCCAATCCGCTCGTACACCCTCGGCCAGATGGTCGCCGTCGATAAAGACAGCATCATAATAAGCCTGCTCTTTGATTATTTGAGCCTGAACGTCTTTATCGGCACTGCTGCCAACGATCAGCCGAGGGGCCGTATTGCCCGGCAGGGGATCGATATCGACGGATACGATGTTTCCGTCAAGCTGCGGAAGCCTCTTCGCCAGATAGTGCTCCATGCCGCCATGTCGGCTTCCTATGATCAACAGGCTACGGCAGTCGGAAAGCTGTGACACAAGCCAGTCGAATTCTCTGGCATGCTGCTCCATCTTGACGCCGCCAAACCGTTCTGATTCCCAGTGCAGTTGTTCCGCAATGATATTGGGCGAGAACTTTTCGTTGTACTGATACATGATCGGCGAATTATCCCGTATCACGCAATAGGAATTACGTGCAGGAACGAAATCTCCGAGCCACGACTCGACTCCCCCATATCTCAACTGAAACGGAGGAGCAAACTCAAGTATCTTTGTACGGAAGTTAAAGAAGGTTCCGGCATAGTGCCAATTCATCTTTGTGCTGATACCGGTATTACCAAATGTCCGGAATGACCCAACAACATCGTAGCCTTCCTCCATGGCTTTAATTGTCTGGTCGACGTTGAACGAAACCGTCTCATACATGCATTCCGTCCAGATGCGGACAGGCTCAGATACCTTTGTATGATCCCGAGCACCTTTACCATGGCCGTAGATAGTTATGCTGTCGATGGATTTGTCAAGCATTTCAAATGCCGGTATTGCCGTCAACTGCTCTCCAACCGGTGTTACGTGCGAAGAAGAAATCGGGACATTCTCTGTCACGATGAAATGCACATCACCCTTTATTGCCGCCTTAACCACTTCTGCCTGATCGGTGTCTTCATCAACGGTAATGCCAATGATGACCTGCCCGTCGCATTTAGGGATAAGCTCGTTAAGCCTTTCAACATGCCACTGCCAAGTCCCTGGTACTGGCCACAGGTGCCATACAAGATTTATGACCGGCTTGCCATTAAAAGGCTTCGGCACAGGCTTGTGGGAAATAGCCTTTTTCCACAGTCGTGTCTGATCCTGCGTTGGTTCCGCTCTGCCATGTCTTCTCGGAACGTGCTGCCTTACCGGTCGAACAGGCTGCGGCAGCTCACCGTTTTTGATAGCCTCATCAACCCATGCACCCACTTTCTTACGTGCGAAACTACTATACGGAAGCAGACCGGCATTGTCGATTGCCGACTCAGCCATCACTGCCAGCCGTTGCCATAGTTTAGGTGCCACCCGCTTAGCATTCCCAACAATATCGGATATCGTTGTTTCCCGGTTAACTTTAGCCTCGTACTGGGTCTGAGTATTAAGCAGGTTGATTCGTTTCCGGCAATCAGCACAGGGGATGACAACTCCGGTTTCTCGGTGAATGATTGCGTGCAGCTCATCTCCGATGCGGGATACAATAGGAGTTTTCTGAGGCTTGCCTTCTCTGGTCTTCCCGCAAAAGCCATCCGGCAGGTGAATGGGGTTATCCGGCTGCGTGGCACCTAACTGGCCATCCTCCCATGCCTGCCAGTATTTTAAACCGCAGTCATGGGTGTTCGCTTCACCTTTGCATAACTGGTGTTGCCGGCGGTTCTTGTTAATCTTATGCCGGTTACAATAACCGGATAGTGGACATTTACATTCGGGGTTCATTCTGTCACCGTGATCAATATACCTGTTGAGGTTGACGGTGGAGTCTCAGTGCCGCCGCAGCAGCCAATACCATTGTCAAAATTACCAGACCATTCTAATTGAATTGGATTGCAAACGACTGTGTCACAGTCTTCATCGAATGAACAGCCGCCGAGACCTGTAACGAGTATGTGGAATACGCCATCACCACCGCAGGTAAGTACGACAGTCAGCGTACCTCCGCAGTGCTCTGCTGTACCATTCCAGATGTTTCCTGAACCTGCATCTTCGAACAACATAACAGTTACTTCCGGGCAGGAGGTGCAACCCATTGTTATGTCCGCCGCAAGCACGCGAGGGATAGGTCGGTTACAGCAGCCACCAACGGTGGAACCACATTGATCACCACACCATGAACAACCCCAGTTAATCAGGTAGTCGGTTGTGCCGTCCGTGAATTCCCAGTAGAACGCAGGGTTTGGACATCCGTTCGGATACTCTAATGATCTCCGGAAAGGGTGTGATGCGTAGGTCATCTCGACGCCGTACGGAGGGACTAACTCCAGAACGCAGCAACGATCCAAAAGAATGCGGAGCATGTCATGATGGATTTCAGAGGCTCCGTCCGTCTCGATCTTAATCTGGATCTGCCCGTCATCATCCGTATGATAGGACTCCAAAGGGAACTGCACAGCTTTAACTATAGTAGCTGTGTCTTCCCGCCCTGTCTCAGTGCCTAGCGAGTCCCATTCTTCTGTATCCCAGTTCCATGCGAAGAATTCGACAACGGCATTCTCGTCATGCATCAAGCCCTGCCACTTGACCATAATGCCAACCTGATCGTTCGCACTAAAGTCATAGGTCACGCTGGAATCACCACCCGTGAATGAATGAGTGTTTCCATCGGAAGACCACAGCAGCTTAGCTATGCTGCACACCGGAGTTTCCTCTGTACCCGAGTTAACCGTATGATCAGATACAGGTAGTTCGATTACTCCGGGAACTTTAACGATCCACCCATCTGTGCGTTCCCAGATAATGTCAGTACCATACACCTGAGTCGGACCACCATTACATCCGGGAGCCGATATCTCAGTCAGTAAGCCGGTGACAATCTCACTGTCACCTCGGTATGTGAAATCCTCGGACGTTCGGGTGTAAACTCCGAAACAGGCATCACGGCATAAACAGGAACAGCCGGAGCACTTCGTGTTCTGCGATACCACGATGACCGGTGAAGGTTGAATTGCTAACGTGAACGCGGGGCCGTAAGCAGTAGCCGGTACATCGAAAGAGAACTCAAACTCACAACACTGCTTGCTATGCCGCCCATCACATTCAGTTAAGGAGGGATCGGCGTGGTCGATCAGGATAGTATCTGACACGCCCAGTGCATCATACTCATACTTCAGATAGCAGTAGTCATCCTCATCGTTGATCACGAAGCGAATAACTATTGTGCCATCCTGACCAAACATCTCGAACGATCCAGTGTACAGGATCGGTTCGCCTTCTGTGTCGTAGGCACCTTCACATGCGGAAAAGCTGGCGCGGTATAAAGTATCCTCACCCGGCACATCAGCAGTTATGCATATGGCTTTTGGTATGCAGCTACAGCACTTCGCCGTGACAGGCTGGAATGCCGTAGTTGGTAGAGCTGGGTCGTAAGGCTTGCTGTGACACCCCCCGCAACAACACCCACCACCCTGTGTTCCTTTTGATACCATCTTAACTTCCGCAACTCGTTTGAGGGCAACACAAAGCCGTAACAATCCAGATCTTTTCTGGCGGGTAACCTTCGGGGAAGAACATTGCCTCCATCATACTATTCATTAAAAACAACTCGGCTCTGCCCCACCTCCCTGTCAAATCCACGTTAGGTTCATTAAACAGACAACCCATTCGGTCATAAACATACACTACGGTATCATCAAGAAAAGAATCGTAGGCAGGACCGGTAAACGTGCGAGCCTCAATCTGACCAATGGCCTCACGTGTGGTTGAGTCGGCAGAAACTATTTGAAAAAGTATCGCATTGTGATCACCGCCGCTGCCGCCTTTCTTGTGCCATCGTCCTGCTGTTCTTTCAGGTCCACGCGAACGCCGCAGAGTTTCGCGAACGGTACGCTTAACCTGCTCGTTGAATTCTGGACTCATGCCGATCACGTCTGTCATGTGATCCCCGGTAGTGATGTTAGATCGATTTCCTGATAGATTGTAAA